TTATAGAGCCATCCCCATTTTCCTCATAATGCGTAACCTCCATCTCATTCTCCTTACAAGGTGTTGGCAGTCTCACGTCCATTCTCTTAGCTTTCCCGGCCTATCCCTACCGCTGACGCTACGGCGTTCAATAAGCGGCCTCTTGATTTAAAGGGTCTACAGAAAGTACCAACTTCTATTACTTCTTCTCACTCCCTAGCCAAACGGCAAACGCACCTGTCATTGCCCCGCTGCACACGCTTATCATCGCAGATTGAGCAGTGGACAAGTCCTCTAAGCTCATCCCCCACTCCAAAACGCGGATGTACATTATTGTCATAACAATCATCATTAGCCGTGGCAAAATTTTCCACGCCAGAATCTTCTCCATTGTATACGACATTAGAACACACCTTGAAATCTCTGTGGCCTAGCTATCGGAGAGAACCCTTTTACCACTCCACCCTTTTTTAGAGCTTGCGGACTTTTTTGAGACTTTTTTGGGCTTTGCTTTGATTTCCCCGCTGTCGATAATGCTATCGCCACCGCTTGCCTCTGCGGGTACCCCTCGCTTTTCAACTTCGATATGTTTGACGACACCGTTTTCTGACTCGTACCTTTTGATAGCGGCATTTCTACGCTCCACTTTCTTAGCTTTTTCTATTTCTGCAACTTTGCGGTTTAATGAACTTGCTGACATTTTATTGCCCTTTCGTCATATTGTTTAGAGCGGCTATGTCCCTCTGGGTTTGAATGCGCTCCTCGGCAACTCTGGTTTTTTCGTCCAGAGCCTCTTTTTGAATGTTTAGGCGAGCCGCAGCTTCCATCTGGTCATTCAATTCTTTTTCTCGGTCAAGCTGGTTTCTGTCTTCAGCCTCTTTTGCTCTGCGCTGAATATCAGCTTCACGAAGAGCTAATTCTTGCTGGCGTATAGCCACAAGCGGGTCTGTCTGTTGAGGCGGTGCAACTGCTTGTGCATATTGCTCAGTCAACTCGCCAACAAGCTCTGCAGCGCGAGAAGCAATATCCGCTTGAACTGCTTGCATACCCTCTGGAGAAGCCTGCAACTGCATCATTTCCTCTTGGGATACACTAGCCATAATTTCTTCTTGAGCCATAGCTTCAGCCATAAATCCAAGATGCTCTTGAATATGGCCTTGCAGTGTCATCACTATAGCTGCGTTAGCCTGTGCCACAGGTGTTGCAATAATTGCGAGATGCGCCTCGATATGCGCCTGATGATTCTGTTCTGGGAAAGCCTGTAAAGCCTTGCCTCGCATTGCCTCTTGATTCTCTTTAGCTGGATTTGTAGGTTGAGGCACAGGTGGTGGAGGGAGTATGGCATCAACATTTGTAACTCCTAATGCTTCGTACATTTTTCTGTACGCTTGATATAAACCCTGCTCATTCCCATGAATCTCAGGATTTGATTGAACTAACTGCAATTCTGTCTGCGCCAAAGCAATGCGCTGCGACATAGAGAAAATGTTCGGGTCTGAAACTGGCAAAACATCAATGCGGTCATCGAAGTCTGTTACCTTTATTTCAGGTGGTGCGCCCGGTATCGCATATGGATACATCGGAGCCATGAACTTGCCAAAAACACTGGCAAGAAGCTTAAATTCCATCTTCTGAGAGTAATGCAAGCGCTTGTGAATAGCGGACATTACTTTCGTGCCGCGCTCCATAATAGCCATAGTGGTGCCCACAGGCGTTTCTCCGCCCATCTCAGCCACCTTCATGTCAGCCATAGACGCAAACCTACGTCCAGAGTCAACAAGCGTTCCTAAGAGCGCGTAGAGCGTCTGTGAAGGCTCTTTAAATGGCAACGTCATCAGAGATTGACGAATATCCATACCAGCAACGTCAATATCACGGAACTCACCAGGATTTAGCGGCTCATCTTCGTCACGAATGCGAGCGCCACGCGCCTTAAAGCCTGCGGGTAGGTTCGACAATGTACCAGCGTCAATAAGCTGTCTTAAAAGGCTGGTTGCAGCTTGAGACAAGCCACCAATCATATGTGTCAGACCAAATCCATAAAAACCCAAACCGGGTAAGAATTTATAATGTACAAAATACGATTTAGCACGGCGCATCGGGTCTGATTGCTCATAATTGCGGCGAATAGACAAAACCTTGCCGTTCTTTTCGCAAATAGTGACAATATATGGCAGCTTCAGGCCTGTTTCCTCGCCTTCAACGTCCATGTCCTCAAACCCAGGTAAATCTAAATTGGTATGTACCTCGTATAGAGTAATATCTTCGTTGGTTCCATTGGGGCTAATACCCTGAACCTCGTCAATAGTTTCCCTAACCTCTGAATAATCTTCTTCAGAGTATCCGTCACCAGGCAAATCAATGTCAGAATAGAACCCTGTAAGCTGAAGCTTGCGGACTTCGTTCTTATCCATCTTTACAATATGTGTGATTCTGGAAGAAGACGCTAAATCTGTCGCATTGTAAGGAACAACCAAGTCTTCAGCATGAACAAACTTAGACACCGCTCTTTGTAACAACGGGTCAAAGTAAATCTTCTTAAAGGTACTGCCTATAATCGGTAGGTAGAATAACATCTGGTCTAACTCAGGGTCGTATTCTTCCATCTCATAGGTTATTTGGTAATTCATGTAATTCTTTACGCGGTCTGCCTGCTGCAACTTTTCAGTTGTCTCATCGCCAATAACCTGTGTGCGTACTGGACCACCCGCTGGCAATAGCTCACGATAAGCCTGCGCCTGAAACTGCGTTACTGACTCAGCTAGCAGCGGGTGAACCACACCAGAAGCGCCCTCAAAAGGCTGAGAGCGCTCTTCGTAATTCATACCTAAAAGCTCAATGCCCTTTTTATATGTGCTTTCCCAATCTTCACGAGAAGACATATCATCTTCAACATCGCCAAGTAAATCAGAAGCTATGCTTGATAACTCAGCCTCGTCCATGAAATCAACTAAATTAGCATCAAAAGGTATATCTAATGGCACCTCTGTCATCATCATATCTTCTGATATGTCTCCAACAATAACAGAACCATCATCCATAGAAACCTGACCCGGCTCGACTGCCATCTCAAGAATGTCAATCTGCTCTTCAGGGTTCATAGGAATGACGTTATCGCCACCTGAACCTATACCTTTTTCAATAGCCATTTTGTGCCTCTTTTATAAAAGTGTTGGGGTAAGCAATGCAGCGCAAACAGTGGAGGGAACCGTTGCGCCAGCTAGGGCAGAAGGGCATCGCCCCAGCATAACAAAAACTCGCCCCAACCTCATTATAGAATATCCCTCTGATTGCCCATGTCTGAAGGATAGTCTTCTAAATCACCGTCTGTTTTCGGAACGCCTAGCTCCCACAGATTACACACCTTCTCCATAGAGCAGGCGAAGTGCAGCTTATCGCAATAACCCACACCCTCTTCCAAACCCAAGCCCTCAGAAATGCAATTCAACATAGATGACTGTAAGTTAAAATACTGACAAGTGCCGCAACGAGCATTCTTGTTTTCCCAAGTCGCAGTCGTTGGCCCATATGAATACTCGTCTACAGCGACCTGTTTGTTCTCTTCATTGATGCTTTCGTCTTGCGTGGCTATAGGACATACAAAGTTATCATCATCCCCATCGCCGTAGCCGGGCATCATGTCCTCGATGCTGTTCATGTCGATTTCAATACGGATAACAGACATTAGAATATTCCTTTAAACTCACCGCCGCGCCCAGAAAGCACAGCGCCACCATTCTTCATTTTTTCAACTTTTTTTCCGCGAAGGCCTTTTCGTATGGCTTCAGCCTCTGGGTCAAAATAAAGCGTATTATCATCGCTTTTCAAGCGCCTTAACTGCAAGAATAAAGCGTCCGCATCTGGGGCATCCCCCAAAAGACCGCCCTCGTCCCTTAACTTAGGGCCTTTGCTTCTCCGCACAGCCTTTGGCGCTTTTCTAACCATTAGAATATCCCCTTAAAACTTGTGCCAGAGGTTGCCGCGCCATAGCCGCGAACAGCGCCGCCAGAAGCATATTTGCGCGGCTTCTTCTTGTAATTCGGCTCACCCTTGTTTTGATTATCAATCTGGAGGGTGTAATTGCCGTACTGAGCATTGGTAAGACTGCCAACGCCCTGCGTAGTACCCTTAATAAGAATTTGACGCGGCGTAAGGCCGTCAATCTTTTCCATTACTTTTTCTTTCTAAC